CAGTAAAAAAAATATCGATTCCAATGCACACATAGAATTTGAGTGGGGTTCAGTAGTCGAAGCCAAGTCAGCGGATAGTCCAGAAAGTTTAATTGGCGAAGGTTTAGACTGGATAGTGTTTGATGAGTTTGCAAGTTGTAAGGCTGTTATATGGGAGCAATACCTGAGACCGACATTGACCGACAGAGAAGGCATAGTGATTTTTATCGGAAGCCCGCGGGGTTACAATTATGCTTACGATTTATTCAAACTCGGGCAATCAGAGGAGTTTCCAACCTGGGCATCGTGGCGTTCACCATCATGGGATAATCCATATCTTGACCCGGTAGAGATAGCACAGGCAAAGAAAGAGTTATCGCCTATCATCTTTGACCAAGAGTATGGAGCGTCCTTCCAGAGCAACGTGGGGGCTGTTTACAGTGACTTTGACGTATTATCGCATGGAATATCCAAACCAGAGATTGATCCACGCTGGAGGCATTTCAGGAGTATAGATTTTGGATATGAGAATCCTTTTGTCTGTATCTGGATCGCAGTCAATCCACTTGATCAGGTGATTATCTATGACGAGTATTATCGTAGTCATGTTTCAGTAGAGCAAGCATCGGCGGATATACTAAGGCGTGAGTTAGAACATGCGGATTGGTGGGATATAGGCAAGAGCGGGCTTGTAGGTGGCAAGGATGCAGTTAATTATGAATATACAGTATGTGATCCATCTGCGGCGTCTGCAAGGGCTACACTAAGAGAGAAAGGCATTAATACGATTGCTCCAAAGAGTGATGTATTAAAGGGCATTGAGTTAATGCGTCAACAACTAAAATATCGTGAGGATGGCAAGGTGGGGCTATTAGTTGACATTGATAGGTGTCCAAACACAGTCAAGGAATATCAGGATTATCACTATCCAGAGGCAAGATCAATCAATTCAAATGAAGCACCTGTCAAGGAAAGTGATCATAGTATGGATTGCGGACGCATGTTTTTGTTGCAATGGAAACGTGGTGGGATGAAGCAGTCGGTGGCAGTTTATTAAGTCAAAATTATTAGCACGTCTAGGGGTTGGCGTAAGCTACCAACTGTTGTATATCTTAGGCGTGCTTCCTAATATACAAGGAGATTTGAAAAATGGGTTTAGTTCATTTCGATAAAGCAAGACAAGAATTAGCAATAGCAAATACTATTGATGAAGTGAAAAGCATTAGAGACAAAGCTGAAATGTTAAGGGCTTACGCAAAGCAAGCTGGCGAATCCCTTGAAATGCAGAACATGATAGCCGAAATTAAAGTGAGGGCAGAACGCAAGGCAGGCGAATTACTGAAAGATATTCCCAAAGAAGCAGGCAAGCGGGTGGATTTAACCTCGTCAGTCGAGTCAACGAAGTTGCAATCAGTTGGGATAAGTCGAAATCAATCGTCAACATGGCAAAAGATAGCAGATATTCCAGAGGAAACGTTTGAAAAGCATATAGCAGAGACAAAAGACTCTAAAATAGAATTGACAACGGCGTCAACAGTGCGGCTTGCAGATAAACAAATAAGACATCAACGCGACGAAAAAGAAAAACAGCTAAAAGTAGAATTAGAGGAAATCCCACTGCCTAAAAAATTATATGATGTTATTGTAATTGATCCCCCGTGGGAAGTCAAAAAAATCATTCGTGAGGTTAGACCTAATCAAAAAGAATTCGACTATCCAACGATGACGATAGAGGAAATTAAAGCGTTTCCTGTTAAAGATTTAATGGCTGATAACTGCCACGTATTTCTGTGGACTACACAAAAGTATCTGCCTTCTGCTTTTGACATTCTAAAAGAATGGGGATTGACTTATGTTTTAACTATGGTGTGGCATAAGAATGGTGGATTTCAACCCTACGGATTGCCACAGTATAACTGTGAATTTGTTTTATATGCACATAAAGGCAACCCAAAATTTATTGATACGAAGGCATTTAATTGTTGTTTCAATGGTGAAAGAGGCAAACATTCAGAAAAGCCAGATTCTTTTTATGATGTAATAGATCGTGTTTGTGATGGAAATAAAATAGACATTTTTGCTAGAAAGGAACGTAACAAAAAGTGGGAGGTCTATGGAAATGAAGTCATTTGAAACAGACTCTAAACTCGAATACAAATTTGCTAGAACAATTAAATCCATACTTGGCAATCAATTTATTGTAAAAGATATTAATGCAGACCTTAATGCAGGGACAGACTTTCTTGTATTCAGACTAGAACCCATTAGGGTGGCTTGTAGATTAAGGCGTTTCGAGTATCTAAAATATAATAGTGACTTTACTATCAGATGGTCAAGACCTAGTGGGGTTGATACTGAATACCAGAAGATAATTAAGGGATTAGTTGACTATATCCTTTATGGATTTATAGATCAAGCGGAAGAAAAGATTGTATCATATTTCATTGGTGACTTGAAAGTATTTAGAGCTTCAGGTGTAAAGCCATTTCGGATTAAGCCTAACAATCCGCCTGATTCAGAGTTAGCAATATTTCGGATAAAAGATTTACCAGAAAACTTCACGATTAAGCAATTTAAGGGAGATCGGAAAGGATAAGCCATGAACATGATACAAGAATCGTTACTGAAATGGATAGATGAGCAAGAGGAACACGACAGGTTAACAGCATATAATGATTACTACAATTATTATTATGGTGATGTTGACCTTATGCAATACTTGCCAACAAAAATTAAAGATTCAATGAAGCAGGAACTCAAAGTTGTAGCAAATTTCTGCAAGCTGGTTGTGGATGCAAAGGTTCAATACTTGACAGGGAATCCATGCCAAATAGTTGTCTCTGGAAGCAGGGATGCCGATCCTGATGATCCTCGTATCAAAGAAGCAGAGCGTGACCTCTACCATATCTATAATCTTGAGACCAATGCTATGCTACAAGAGAATATGGGGAAACTCGTCAATATCACGTCAATGAAAGGTGATGCCTTTATCAAACTCTATCACGATCCAGAGATACCCATAGAGCATTGGAATATACTTGACCAGATACAGATACGAGTATTGAATCCTTCCCACGTGTTCCCAAAATACAAAGACGATGATTATCAACAAATTGAGTACATGGCAATCAAGACGCAGGATTTTGACGATATTGGCAATCCAGTAATGAGATTGCAAGTCTTTTATCGTGATCATGTTGACTTTTATGAGACGAAAGGCAAAGCAAATACGCAGGCGGTTATGTATGAGCTTGTTGATACACAAGACAATCCTGATGGGTTTATACCAATTCAGCATGTCAAGAATACTGTCTCTGATTTAGCGTATGGTGTATCAGATATTCACGTTGTCAAAGACTTCCAGAACGCTATTTATAAGGCATTTACTGACTTATTATGCACAATGGATCAGGACGCATTTCAGAGACTTTGGACAGCGGGAGTATTGTCAACGCCGGGAAAGCAGATTGAAATGTCTCCGGGCAGTGTTATTGAATTTGCTGATTCCGATGCAAGTCTTAACGTTATTCAGCCGGCGGATATGGCTGGATTCTTGAGCGTCATTGATAAGTTGGTGGATAGTATGCTGATGGTGGCACAGATACCGAAGGTTGCCGCTGGACGTGCCGATGGGAGCGGTCTTAGTGGTTATGCTCTTAGGGTTCAGTATATCCCATTAGAGAGCAAGGCAAGCCCTTTGCGTGAGATTCTACGCAATCAGTTTAGGACGTTGAACTCAAAGATATTCAAGATGATAAAAAGGCTTAGTGGCGGAGCGATAGACTACACAGATTTAGAATCGACACTTGAATTTGAAAATGGTCTGCCTGTTGATGATCTTGCCAATACTCAGAACGTAATAGCATTAAAGGGCGCTGGTATCATCAGCACAGAGACAGCACAACAGATGGTCAATATAGAAGATACAGAGGAAGAACAGAGACGTATTGACAATGAAGCGAATAAAGAAATTTATGGTAATCCACAGAGGGTTACTGAGGAAGCGAATGCAGTTTCTAAAGCACTTGAAGGGGTTACGATTACACAGACACCACAAGCGGAGTGATTAGAAGAAGGAGATCAGGTTATGAGACTAAAACTAGAGCGTATTGATCACAAAGTAATGCCCGGTGGCGACTTTTTGAATGAATATACAGCTATATTTAATAATGAAAAAGGGTTTGGAATAAGATATAAAATTTTGTTAGATCGATATTCAAAAGAATCTTGGATTGAGACTATCTGCAAACTTTATAGCGAAAAACCGATTGAGCCTGTAAGCATAAATCCAGAGATAGAGCATTTGAAACGGAATAGTCAAGAGGTTAGCAAGTGACCAACTATGAGAGTATGATACTTCAATCCAGAGCATCTGAGATTGCTATTATGGCGGAGCAAGAATCTGCAATAATGAAGCTATTGCTATCAGAGCATAAAAGAATAAGTACCGTTCTGGACGAATTATCATACCCATCGCAAAAACTGCTTATCTCACAACTCCAGACAGCACAGCAACAAATTGAATTTATCTTGGATAATATCTACGGCAAGACAGGTATCTGGAAGGGGCGTAGGGTTGCAGTTGGTGGAGAGCTTGAGGCTTTAATGGTAGACGCTATGCAGAAAGCGTCACAGGCGGGCATAGATGGCAAAATGAAGGCATCTATCGCTTTACTCAATGACGTTAATCCTGAGTTAATCCCTTACTTGCCAAGTCTATTTAGCGGTATTCGTGAAGACGTAATCCAAAAGCTGATGGTGCGTCCTCTATCTGATGATCGCATATTCTCACAGCGATTCTGGAAACTCAAAGACTTGAATAACAATCTGATAAGCCAAACGCTATCATCGGGGATGCTTGAAGGCAAATCGGCAAGAGAAATATCAAAGGATTTACGTCAATTCCTTATATTGCAAGGCGAAGGACGTGCAGTCAAGCATGGTATGGCAGTAAAACAAGCATGGAATACCAAGAAGATTGTGTCAAGAACAATGACACTTGCAAGGACAGAGATAAACAATGCCTTCACTGAGTCGCAGATTGAGTGTGCCAAGCGTGAGCCGTGGAATGATGGTATCAAGTGGAATCTGTCCGCGTCGCATAAAGTGTATGATGTTTGTGATATTTATGCTTCACAAGACCTTTACAAGATGGGCGCTGGAGTTTATCCACCTGATAACGTTCCAGTGAGACATCCTAATTGCTGGTGTTATTTGACGGATATACTCAAGAGCCTTGACGAAATCGCAAATTTACTTAAAAAAGATATGAAGATACGTTTCAATTTCACATAGTAGCTACCTAACCATTGATAAGGCGGTGATGGATAATGTCAGTGAGTGAAGGTTTCAATTTCACATAGTAGCTACCTAACCATGATAAAGATGCCTGTAAATCTAAAGCATATCGTGAGTTTCAATTTCACATAGTAGCTACCTAACCCTGTGGCAATGAAGGACCCCCAGCATCTGTCATGGTGTTTCAATTTCACATAGTAGCTACCTAACCGCTTACACATGACCAGATAGACAAAGGTATCAATGGTGTTTCAATTTCACATAGTAGCTACCTAACCGATAATTCGATATAACGCTGTTTAAGTAAAGCGGTGTCAGGTTTCAATTTCACATAGTAGCTACCTAACCCTGTGGCAATGA